GTTGTATAAAATGCAACGATTGAAATTATAATAATCTGCCTTAAAGTAACATATAAATATTCTTATTTTACTTTACTCAATGCAATGAGTAATTTTACTCAAAGTAAAATAGTAAAGCTATTATTTTACTTTATCAATCAAAAAGTAAATATATAACTTGACAAATGAGCCGAAAATGATTGACAATCGGCTCAAGAATGATTGATAAATGCACATCATAAAGTGCATTATATGACGCATATTGCCACCATTAGTGTCATTAATGACCATTTATGGTGGATGTTTTACGCATAAATACGAATATATACGCATAAAAAAACCCCCAAACCAATAAAGGAATGGGGGCAAAACCTATGAAAAACTACAAACCTAACCCGGTGTTTGCAAAGCGTTATAAACAGTTGAATTAACACTTGGTGCTAATGCAGGTTCAGAACCTGTAAAAGTTAAAGTGAATCCACTTCTATCGCCCTGTGCAGTACCTGTTCCGGCAGTTCCTGCGGTAACATCTAATCCTCTTGTTTTACCAAGATACCAATATGCTCCGTTACTATCTTTAACTACTGCCACTAAACTATTTTGTGCCAATAACAAGATCTCATTTCTTGTTGCAGTTTGTAATTTATTTAAAACTATTTGTAACTCCTGTGCGTAAAATACTGTGCCATTTTGAACATTAGCAGTAATAGTTTGATTCATCATTGATGTATCTTTTACTTGCTCATACTTCCAAAATCTTTTACCTGATGCTTTAGTTAGTGCAGTTATTACACCACTTGCTTCGGTTGTCGCAGATACATTCGCAGCTTCTGTAAAATATACCTCAACGACACCGCCTAAACTATCTCGGCAATCTAAAGTATATCCTTGTGTTAATGCACACGCCATTTTGCTTGAATTTATTAATTTAAAAATAGGGGGGATTTTACACCCCCCTTAATATTATGATAAGATAAACTTCACAACCTCATCTGGGAATGCGATGTTAGTACCTATCTTGAACTCTGCCATAAATCTTACGCTATCAGCTTCTTTAGCAAAGAAGATTTCAAACTTCTCCTCTTCGTTTAATAAGTCTGTACCCAAGAACATATTGCTCAATCTTGATGCGTAGATCTTATTTGTGCCATTCAAACCTTGAACCGCTACAACTTTAATAGGTGTACCCGGTAATGTAAATTCGCTATCTGACTTACCATCAAATGCGTAATTAAACATATTTGCGTTTTTCAATGCAATAGTGTAAGTTCTAAAAGAATCCATACCGCAGAAGATAGTCATATCTTCAGCAGCTACAACCTTTGCAGGAATAGCTTTATAGATACCATCAAAAATTGAAATTACATTACTTGCTACAATACCTGTTCCTGTACTAATAGGCGCAGTTGCAATAAAAGCTACTACATTTGCAGCTACTACTCCTGATGCAGCACCAATCAATTTAACTAAACCATCAAATTGCTTTAAGTTAGTATCTCCTGAACCTGTATCACCTTGCCATAAAGCAGTCTCTACTTGTGCAGCAATAGTTTTAGCTTTTTTCTCGCTATATTGTTGCTCAAAAGGGATTGAATCATATTGGCTTCCTGTTGGTAATGCTTTTTGTAAATAAGCAGTCTCTAAAGATTTAGGACATAATGATTCTTGTACTTTAATTTTTCCAACAGTTACTGTTCTTTGAGTAAAAGTTGTTGCTCCTGATGCGTTAAATCCGCAAGTACCACCTGCTTGAAATATTGCATCGGTCTCCATAATGTTGATAGTCTCTGCAGACTTTACACCAATCATTACATTTCCTGCACTCTTAATAAGAGAAGCAGTTTTTGCACCTAATACAGATGAAGTAACCAATAAGGCTTCATTTTGTTCTGTGTATGCTGATAATGCTGAAATGTCAAATGCCATTGTTATTAATTTTTATTTGTTTAAAATTGCGTTTCTAAATTTGTTAATCCTTTGCTCTTTAATATCATTTGTTGATACATAAGCCTTAAATGAATTAGGTTTTTGAACAGGATCTGCGGTTGGGTTAATTGAAAGTGCTTCTATTAAAGATGCTACTGATTCAAAACCTTGCTTAACCTTACCTTCTAATTCATTAATTCTATTTTGTAAACTCTCGTTAAATGCTAAAACTTGATTAAACTTTGATGCTAATTCATCAAATCTCATATCTTGTTTTGCTTCAACAGGCTCTTCCTCTGGAACTTCATCCTCTTTAGGTGCTTCCATTTCTAAAATAACACCTGCTTCATCTACAACTACCTTTGTGCCATCTGCTAATTGATGCTCACCTAATGGGGCATTGCTACCATCTTCCATTGTAACTTTACCGCCAACTTCTAATTTATCAATCATTACTTTAGTGCCATCCATTAAAGAATACTCCATCATCTCAACTTTAACATCTGTTGTATCAACAGGTTCAGTCATTGGGGCATCTTCAAATAATGCTTTGATTTTTAATATCGCTTCTTGTGCGTTCATACTTTTTTTATTAAATAGTTAAAAAATAAATTGTTTATCACTTAACCTCTGATAATATCTTTTTGATACTATCCATAAGTGATGCTGATTGCATAACCTTTTTAGGTTTATAGTTAAATAAGCCTTCTACTGAAAACCCTTTAACCTTGCCATCTTTAATCATTTGCCATACCTCTTCGTTATCTACTTTGAAGCTACCAAACCAAGATCCATCTGGCACATCCTCAAAACCCTTCATTGGCATAATGCCCCTTGACTTATCAGTAATAAAACTCTCAAACATTGTTAAGCCTTCTACAACTGAACCGCTATCGTGCATTAGATTTACATTGTTTTGATAGCCTTTTTTGAAAAACTTTTGTGCAATCTTAAAAATAGTGTCTTTAGTAAATGCCACATAATAATCCCCATAAGTAGCATCACTGCGAAAAATAGGTATATCAGCCAACATAATAGCTCCACTAATAATGCGCTTGTCTTCGCTAATAATATCAAAGGCTTGTTTTTCTTTAAAAGCATACCAATTTTTTTGAATAGCCGGTTTATCAACTAATGCTATATAATCAACCTGTGAATCATCCTCAACATCATCTGTAATGTCAAGCATATAGATAGGTAATTCTTTCTCCATAATCTTAAATAGTTTTAATTTGTTTATTTATCGCTTAACTAAATCTTGCCCTTTGTCTAATAGCTGCCATCCTTTCTTGATTGCTTGTTACATCTGTCTCAATTACATAAGCCCTCACTGCCTGATTGCCTATATCGTTTATTGTTTGTCTGCTTAAATTTGTAGTTGCAGCCTGTGGAAGCTCTGGTGTCATAGGAGCAACCATTGTTGGCATACCTCCGCCACCTCCAAATCTACCGGGTATTTGTACTGATGCTATTGATTTAACTGTTTTAATTCCTGTTGCAATAATAGTTGCAACATTTAAAACTTTTGCAATTACATCAAATGGGGATGGCAAAGTTGACTTTTGCTTTAACGCTTCCGATGCACCTTGATAAGTATTTATAGTTGCAGTTGCTATTCCTAATGCTTTACCTGCTGCGGTTTCTCTTCCAACAAAATCAGATAATTGAGACATAGCAACCATACTTTCATTAATCTGTGCTTTTTTTGTTTCTAATTTTTCGGCATCAATTATTTTTTCAGCATCTGCATTTTTTTTATTTAATTCTAATCCTGTGGCAAATGCAGCAGCTTTATCTGTTAGCATTTTGCCTAATCCTATCTTATTACTTTCAACTAATAACTCTTGTTGCTTATCTGCATCAGCTTTTTCTTTTTCATCTTTTTCTTTTTTTGCAGCTATATCAATATCTGATAAACTTAAACCTTTTTGTAAACCTTTTTTTCGTTTTTCATAAGCAGCTAACTCATCATCAATAGCTTTCTTTTCTTTTAATGCTGCTTCAACTGCTCTTTTTTCAGCAGCCTCTTGACCTTCTTTTCTTATTCTTGCTTGGTTTTCAAGTGCTGCAACTTGACCATCTATATTAATTTTATTAATCTCATCCGCACTTTCTTGTGCTGCTTTTGCATCTGCTTTATATATCTCTTCATAATTCCTTTGATGTGATTCCGCAGTTCTCTTTCTATATGATTGTTCAATTTCAAATATTTCTTGTTCACTTGCACCTTTTGCTTTTGCTCTAGCAATATCTAATTTTTCTTGATTTTCTAAAAATTTAATCTCTCCCTCTAATTGTATTTTAGCACCTTCTGCTATTTTTTTATTTAGCTTTTCTTGTGCTGCGGCTGCATCTTCTGCTGAATTTTTAAATTTTAAAAATGCCTCAACAGCAAATCCTATTACTAAAATTAAAGCTCCAATACCTGACGCAATCAAAGCTATTCTAAACGCTTTCATTGCTGCGGTTGCAGCTCCTACCGCAGTTGTTGTTGTTACTGTTGCAACTCCTTGCTCAACTGTTGCAACTGTTTGTGCTTCTGTTGCAACTGTTTTTGCTTGTAATGCAACAATATTACCTGCAACTGCAACTTTCTCATTTCCTAATATAAAATTATATGCAGATTGAAATAATGTTGTACTTTTTATTACTGCACCTAATTGCTTAAAACTATCAACTGCTTCCCCAACAGATTGCAATCCTTGTGAAATTGCCATAGCAGATTGAACCTTTAACAACATTTTTTGTGCATCTTCTGATTCTGCGCCTAGCAATCCCATTGCACCTTGTACCGCAGCAAATCCACCTGCCACACCTGATAAAGATGCAGTTAATGATTTAAATTTTGCATCTGGATTAAAAGCATCTGTTAATGATTTTGCATCTCCTATTGCATCTTTTAATTCTCCTGCTCTTTTTGCTGCTTCAATAGCCTCTTTGGATGTTGCTCCAAACTTATCTGATAATGCAACTACTTCTGCCTGTGCTTCCTTTAATTGGCTTTTTAATGAACCAATCGCTTTACCGGCTTCATTTGTATTTACATTTACATTAAGATCTAAATTTTGTGCCATTAGTATTCGGTTTCAATTACTTTTAATAAACTTATTTTTGTTGTCTTGTATTCCATTGGGTTAAACCCTTCTACTTTATTCAATCTGTATAATACTCCATCAATCCATTTGTAGCTGCTAAAATCCAAATTCATAATATCAATAGTATTTAATAACGCTGAACAAGTTAATAGTTTACTATTCTTGCTTGTTATCTCTGCTATGTATTCGCTATAATAAGCATTGAATAAATTAGTTGTTGGATAGGTAGTTGCAGTAAATTGTAGCTCATTAGGTACTCCAAAATTAATATCGTTTGTTGGGCTATCTGGATTGTCTAAATGCCCACCATACCCATAAGCGGTGTTTGTACTTAATACTGTTGCATCGTTTAAAATATTCCAACTTGCTTTACCTGTTATCTTTTTAGCTTGTAATATTCTTACCACGCTATCCATTGAATTTTCCTTTGTGTTATTATCAGATACCTTATAGATTGCAGGGAATATTTTATCTGTTCCTGTCTTTTGATATAAAACACTTGGTGCAAATATTACTTCAACACTTTCTGTATTTTTACTAAAATCATAAGCAGTATCGTATATCCTATCACCATAGCTCTCATTATATTTTTTCTTATAATTCTCGTTGTAAAAATCATTATCCTCTTTAAATTTGTAATGGTAATATCTTGCATTTAATTCACTCATTGGCTTTATGCTCAATGGTTTTGCCCTATCTATTTTGTTAGTCCAATCTTCTGCCTCTGCACTCGTTGATGGGTAAAAGTCTATGTATGGTTTTAAAAGTATTTTCTTTTCATCCCAAGTATCATCATATACATACAAATTGAATAGCTTACATATACTTAAAAAAAAGTCTCTTTGAAATATCCCCTTTGGAATTGTGTTATTTATTTTAACTGTCTCTGCATAGTTTATCGGCACTACTTCAGTTGTAGTCGTAGTAATATCAAATCCTGATGAACTTAAACTATTAAATGTAAATGGCTGACTTCCTAATGACCAAGCAACTCGTATTCTAAAAGTATCGTTTGTTAAAATTGTATTTGCACTTATATTAAAATTAGCTTGAAAATAATTACCGGCAAACCCTACTCCCATACTATATGATGCAATAGCTACTCCATTTTTTAATAAAGTCATTGTTGCATTCTCTCCAACTTCCCATTCTCCGTTTACATTGAAATCAATATTAACTACTTTAGTTGAACCTGTATATGTGAATAGTGTATTGCTAGATGTTAAAGTAAAGTTGCCTAAAGTAAATGTGCCAAACTCTAAAAAAAACTCAACCGCAGTACCTGTATATGTTTGGTCTATTGGATAGGCATCTAATTGCAAATTGGTAGAACTTGATAAAAATGCTTGATTATGTGGGATAATTAATCTATTAAATAAAGCTAAATCCCCTGCACCTAAATCCAAAGTATATGTATAATCAGTTCCCTCAAATATCTTTTCAATATATTCAGCTACAAATAAAGCAGGTCTAAATGCTTTAAACTGAAAGTCTTTTTTAGCTACTCCATAAAGTCCTGTGCTTACATTACCATAATCAATCAATGGATAGTAATATCCAGATCCTGTAATACTATCCCAACTTGCTGCAATATTAGCAACATTATAAGTATGGTCGTATGCACTAAAATCTAAATTTTCTAATCTATCATTCCCTAGAGATGTTATAAATCCGCCTAGTTCCCCAAAGACCGAGCATTGATACTCTATTGTTTTATTATCTACAACAATCTCAAGGATTCTTAATGTGCCTTTAAATATCTGTACCTTGTCAATAAATATTCTACACTGTGCTGCTTTTGCTGCATTAAAATTATAGTTAACATTTGGCAAAGTATCATCTGTAAAGTTGGCACTACCCATATCAAAAATGAAGCCAAATATTTTATTATTTGTTGCAGTTCCTGTAATAGATATTGTTTTACTAAAGCTAGTATTTTTACTACCAAAGTCCGTAATGTCATCAATGGTATATGTAAACTCTGTACTAATATCCTGAACTAGATCTAATCTATTATCTTCAATATATATCTCTGTGCTTATCATTATCTAAATTGGCTTGTTGTATATTTACCTACTTCAATTTCAATCTCAAAATTAAATAGCTTGTCGCTTATCTCTAATTTGTATTCATAGTTAGTATCGCTTATTACTACCGGGAAGTATGCCCCCTGATATTCCATATAACAAATACTACTTGCTACTAACTGTGCTAACCATTCGTAATCCTGTTGGCTAACCCAATCGCTTATTAGCTTGTATTTATCTTTGTGCTGAATAGCGTAATTTAATGTAGTCTCATTGTATTTATTATAAACATCAATGTTGCTCATTGTGTTACCGCTTAACTGCCAATCGTTCCGTCTATATGATGCCCTCTGAAATTCACTTGACCTTTTATTTACTAATGCAAATTTCATAGTATCCCAACCGCCTAGCCTATTTAGAAAGTGTAAATTGTACTGCCTGTATTTAGGGTAGCACTTTTGAACAAACTTTAATTTTCTTGATTCCGCAACCCCTAGCTTTAAATAGACATTATAGCCATAAGTATTCTCATCAATCAATGTTGAACCTGCCCAATCATTTATATGAGCTGCCTGTAAATTAAATAGATTCATCTCTCCAGACAAAGTAATATTAGCACTTGCAGTTGATACAACAGATCCGCTATTATTTACTACATCTACAAATGCCTTATAGCTTCCGGCAGTTATCTTTAAATAAGTTGCATAAAAATTATCTCCATATTCAATCGTGATATTCTCATTATCCCTTTCTGTAATCCAATCGTCTGTAAAGTTTTCAAGTAATAGGTTATCGTAATAATTAGATAACACTAATGGTGTATTGTTATTTGTAAAGAATATATCAGCAAATAATGGTGGGTAATAATTGTAAGCGTTCAATGCCCCTGATGCTAAATTGTAATTGCTTATTGATCCACTTGCAGTATTGTACTCCTCGCCTATCTTAATTGTGTAATCAACTTTAATTTTATCATTGGATGAAACTAGAATTGAATTACCACTTGGCTCAAAGTAGTTAGTAACATAAGCTCTAACCACAGGGCTTGAATTATAAATCCCATAGCTACCTTCCGCAGAAGGGGATGGGTATATTTTTGTCCTGCTTACCTGTGCATTGTTTATATAAATATCATATATAAACTTAAATGAAGTCTGACCTACATTTGTAGAACTTGCTACAAACCATAAGTCATCGTGCATACTGCTATATGTCGCAGGGCTACTTTCTATTGTTATTGCCATCTTGTAATTCTTTACCTATTTGTTTAATTTTTATTTCTACATCAAAACCTAATGCAGCGTTCATAATTTTTTGAAAGTCCTCGCCAAATACCTCATCGGCAGCTTTATCAAAGTACCTTGTTGACCTTAATCCTTTTGTATGAATAGATTTAGCAATAGCATAAGCCAAAGACTTTTTGCCCTCAATAGCTTTTAATTCTACTCCTAGCTTACTATATTTTTTTACTGCAACTGTTTTAAGTTTGTTGTATTTTAACCAACCTTCTACAACTGAAACAGGAATAGATTTTTTTGTACTCTTAAATGAGTATGGGGTTTTACTATCTGCCTTTTCATTCTTTGTACCCTTTACTCCCTGATTTACATAATCCCAATACTTTGATGCAGGTTCGCTTTTAGGGTAACCCATTGACAAAGTGTATAAAGTACCGAACTGCGTAAACTCAACCCTTATGTCGCTAATGTTCCCAGATGCTATTGATTTGTTTTTATTAAGATTATCTATTGCTTGTTTTTGGAACTCTGAACCATATTTAACCAAGATAGCTTCAATTACAGGTAAATCGCTATCCTTTCCTTTTGCCTCCCCTAATGAAGCTAAAAAGCCATCTGCTATCGCTTTTGCCTGTGCTTGACTAATACTCATAAAACTAAATAGCAAGACCGGATCTAAATACCGCACAAAAAAAACCCCCTCCGTAATGGAAGGGGAAACTATAACTGTCTATGTAACTCCCTATCATAGTCTGCTTTTGCTTTAAGATAGGCTAGGGAATTTAAACTCTCTATTGTGGATCTGTCGTAAACTTCCTCAACTCTAATATTTTCGTGGTCGGCAATAAGTTTGGCTGAATAATGCCATCCAAAATACTGCATAAATTTGTTACCACTTGGCTGCTCTGCTCCATTGTCTGCCCTGTCATCATCATCTTGGTTACCAAATAATCCTTTGTAACTTCTATCCAATTTCTGTAAACTTGATAAAAAAAAACCAACGAAAAATAAACATCTGTAAAGTTAGCTGCTAACATATCCTCCGCATAATCTTCGTGCATACCGGCATCATACTTATCATCTACCCATCTGCCATACCAATTTCTTTTTTGTGGCATTACCATTGTAGCCCCTAGCTTATGAAGGTTGGCATATATATCCCCTACAAATGCTTTCGTTTCAACATACCTACCAAATGGCATCTTTGTTATATTATAAATAGGTCTGTACCTTTTACCATTAACTTTAATAATCTTAATAGGCTTACCCTCTGGAAGCTGATTCAAGAACTCTAATTCTTTTATCTTTGCTTTGTAATCCTCTTGCAATAATGAATCAACTTGGTTATCTGTCATATTGTAAACTAATCCAATTAGCTTAAACGATTTATCTATATCATCTAAACTCTTATCAGATAAGGCTTTTACAATATTTTGGTATTGCCAAACAGTTATGTCATTCCATCTCATAGCACGAAGTTACTAAAAGTTCCTCAATATCTTCATCAAATTCTAATACCTCATCTATTTTATTTAAGATCTCCGCGCAGGATATTGGGTTACCTGTCTTGCATTGAAGCTCAAGCCACTCTCTTAATTCAAGTAATTGTTTCATAGGTTATTTATTTATAATATTTTCATCATCATCAACTAATGGTGCATTAAGCATATCATATCCTAATTTGAACCAAATTAAAATTAAGCAAACCAAAACGATTATTATTCCCATTTTATAATTTTTTAATCCATCCATTTATGATGTGTTCTTAAATGCCAAAATCTATGCTTTAATACTTCAATAATAATACCCCATAAAGTATCTGCTTCGTAGCTTCCGGCTTTACAAGTTAGTTTAAATTTTGCTTTCATCTGTCATTATTTAATACAAAATACTTTGGAGTTGGATTCTGGTTCACTCTCCTTAATTGCAACTCTAGTTCGCCAATGCGTTTTTCTAGCTTTACAATTTTTTCAAT